TAGGCCGTCAAACGTCGAATGCTGCGGCTGGAGGACTATTGGCGCAGGGCATGAACAGTGCGGCGCAAACGATGCAGCCGGCGAATGCGTACAGTCCGTGGGGTGCGATGCTGAGTGGGGCGGGGAATGCCGTAGCGAATTACACGAATCCTGCTGTCAATCAGCAGTACAAGTTTGATCCATTCACCGGGAGGCCGCTGTAATGGCTGACAATATCGTAGAAAGTCTATTCGGGCCGCAACCGTGGCAGATACAGCAGCAGCAGAATGCGAATCTTGGTGTAGCGGCTGACAAATACGCTTCGCAAGACCCGTTTCAGCGTGCGGCTGGACAGATGTTTCGTGGAGGCGGCATGTTGGGCGGAGTTGCTGCCGAGGGCATGGGCTATGTTAATCCCGCTGCCGAACAAGCAAAGTTGCGTGAGAGCGTAATGTCGACGGGCGGCGACCTGACGACTTCGGCTGGACTGAAAGCGAAGGCGGCACAATTCGCACAAGCTGGCGATCAGCAGACGGCGATGAAGTTGATTATGTTGGCAAAGCAACAGGAGGCAAAGGAGCAAGAGATGCTTATGGCTTCTCGCAAACAAGCTCTTGGCGAGAGAAAGCAGGAGTTCCAAGAGACTGAGGCGTTTGATCTGAAGAAAACAGAGGCAATGGAACGCTTGAGATTGCGCGAAAAAGAGATAGAAAGCCAAGCAGCCATTGCAAAACAACGTGGCGAAGATTTGAGCCAGTACCGTAATGCAATGATTGAGAACCGACAGGCAATGCTTGCGCTTGCTCAATCAAAACAACAGGGCGCTAGTGGGCTTGGTAAGCCGCCTGCCGGATACCGTTACACCGCTGATGGTAATTTGGAGCCAATTCCAGGTGGGCCGAAAGACATGACGGCCAAAAACAAGGCTATCTCAGATACAACTGAGATGAAATCGAAGCTCGTAATTCAGAAGGTTGACGAGGCGCTGAAAGAGACTGGATTCTTCTCTACCGGACTGACTGGTGAAGTTCTTGGGATGATTCCTGGAACTAAAGCTTACGATCTGGATGCGACTTTGGATACCATCAAGGCAAATCTCGGATTCAATGAATTGCAAGCGATGCGGCAGGCTTCGCCTACTGGCGGCGCGTTGGGGCAGGTTGCTGTGAGAGAACTTGAGATGCTTCAGGCAACAATTGCATCGCTGAAGAAAGGTCAGAGCCAAGCAAAACTCCGCAATGGCCTAAATCAAGTGAAAATGCACTACGGCAACTGGAAGAAGGCCGTCGACCAGTCTGCTGCTCAAGAAGGTGGTGCGCCTATTAGTGGCGGGAAGCCTACTGGTTCTGCTGTTGATGCCGCTTTGGAGAAGTACAAATAATGGCTGATCTTGCTCAAGTCGAAGCGGCCTTCCTGAAGGCTGATGCTGCCGGAGACACGGAAGCAGCCGGTGTGCTTGCTGAGGAAGTTCGCCGGCTACGCTCTGAAGTCGCCGTACCGTCAAAGCCGACTTTATCGCCCGAACAGATCGCAGAGCAAAAGCAACGTGCAACAAAGTCAATGATCCGCGCTGAACGTGGCACTGCAAGGAACATCGTTGGCGACATAGTTGCTGGTGCTGGTGCACTTGGCGGAAAGATTCTCGACATCCCGGCGAAGATGCTTGATGCTCCGTGGTTGCGTAGCGAGGCTAGCTTGGCCCAAGACGTAGCGGATAAGAGTAGCGGCGCTTATCTTGCTGGAGGATTACTTGACCCAATTGCACAAGCAGCAGGCTCAGGAGCATTTGCTGCCGCATCACGCGCACCGGCAATCCCGAAAGTCGCTGAAGCAACGTCAACGTACCTGAAGAATATTGCAGCCGGTGGCGCGACGGGGGCCGGTTTGTCTGCGGCCCAGGGTGGCGATGCAGCGGAAGGTGGATTGTTCGGCGCAGGTATTACTGCTGCTCTCGGAAGCCCTGCGCTGGCAAAAGTTGTATCGAATATGTCTGGTGCAGCAAGGAACGTTGGAAATTCGCTTTGGGCAACGCTATCCAAAGGAGGCCGCGCTTCCATCGGGCAAAAAATGGTTCTCGATCAACTTCAGCCAGCAGAAAAAGACGCTGTGCTGAAGATACTCAGTACCAAGGGGGTTGATGTTTCTGAGCTAGGACAACCACTGACTACTGCACAAACTCTTGGTCAGGCCCGCATTGGGCAGCAAGTAAAGGCTCCCGCAGGGGCGCGAGTTGCCGCACTTGAGAGTGAAATTTCCAAGATGCCTGGTGGAGAAAATCTGAATGCGATTGCTGCTGCACAGCAAGGGGCTTCCCGTGAAATGATGGGAACGCTATCTGGAGGAAGGAATGCTCCGATTGATCCGCTGATTGGTATGTCTGCTGATGATATAGCACTAGCGAAAGTTAAAGCAGCAAGAACAGCTACAGCACAGAAACTATACCCGCAAGGCGAAGTTTCTGGCGACCGTGCGCTTAACGAAATCATGGATCGTCCCGCTGTCACTCGCGCTCTTGGAATCGAAGAACGAAGCGCAGGGAATGTTCCAAGGGCCACGCAGATTGGCAAGGATGCTCCTGCAAAGACGGTGTATCAAGGTGTTTTCACTGATTGGCAGCAGACCCCGTACAAAGAGGACATGCCTGAACAGTTCGCTAAATACTCCATCAAGTCATTGCAGAATCAGTACCGATTGATGGAAAAGGAAGTCAACCGCCTGATGAAGTCTCCGGCATCTACGGACGAGACTCTAGGTTACGAACTACGAGAAGCGAAGAATGCGCTAGGCGCATGGCTGTCAGAGAAATCGCCTGAATGGGCGCAGGCAAACCGTATCTTTGCATTCCAGTCTGTTCCGGCGAATCAGATGAAAGTTGGAACCGCGCTGTCGCAGAAGATGGAGCAATCGCCAGAAGCCTTCTTGAAGGCGACTGAGGCTATTCCTGCTCAAGAGAGGTTGATCCGTCAGGCAACTGGAAGGCCGAACCAGCAATTGTCTGATATGTTTAATCTTGGACAGATGAGCAAGATTTCTGGGCTTCGTAATGCTTCACAGATTACTGGAGAAGTTCAGGAATTGCAGAAGTTGGCAAAAGCTAATCTCGGAGATGAACGGGCATTCCAACTGCCAAACTTGCTTAATGTTTGGGTTGCTGTGGCTAACAAACTTGCGCGAGAAACCGCAAAATCAACGGTTGATGATGTGACAAGAGAAGCCGCTAAAGTATTGGCTGACCCGGCTTTGTTGAGAGAATTGCTTTCAAAAGATGCGGCAAGACGTGCTGCTATTGCAAGGCCAATGTCTACAGCTAGGATGGCCCCGATTGTTGGTGGAGCAAGTAACATTCAAGGAATGATGTCAGGAGCAAACCAATAATGGCAACGTATTTGGAATGTGTTAACGAAGTCCTCTCCCGCCTACGCGAATCCAGCGTAGCCAGCGTTACGACCAGTGCCTACTCAACGCTGATTGGCCGATACATCAACGATTCCCGCAGACAAGTGGAGGACGCATGGAATTGGGACTGCCTCTCCACAACCATCACCATTCCAACGGTAGCCGGAACTAGCACCTACACAGTTACCGGATCAGGCATTCGGCAGCGGGATATAACGGTCAATGACACGACCAACAAACTCACGCTTCGCAATGTCCCGATTCAGTGGATTCTCGATCAGCAGCAGTTGAGCGCGGTGTCATCGAGCGTACCATGCTATTACGCATGGAATGGGACGGACGGGACGGACAGCAAAGTGGAATTGTTCCCTACCCCGATGGCGGTCTATTCGCTCAAGTTCAACATGATTGTCCCGCAGACGACTCTAACGGCAGACGCCGACATAATCACAGTACCCTCTGAGCCGGTCATAGCAGGCGCATACGCCCGCGCAATCGTTGAGAGGGGCGAAGATGGCGGGCTAACCTCTGGAGAGGCTTACGGGCTGTTTAAGTCAGTCCTGAGCGACTATATCTCGCTTGAGAAAGAACGATTCACCGAATACGATACCTTCGTGGCTAACTGATGGCTGAGAACATCACCCCCTTCTCGATTTCAGCGCCAGGCTTCAACGGCCTGAACCTATCGGATTCGCCTGTCGATCTGCCGGCATCGTTTGCTCTGGAGGCGAACAACTGCATTATCGACAAGTCGGGCAGGGTTGCATCGCGGAAGGGATGGACGCGAGCGAGTACGGCGAATGCTCAACTATCCACAAGCAACATTACCTGCATCGGAGAGTTGATCCAGAACGACGGCACGGCGACAACTTTGTGTGCTGGCGGCGGGTATCTGTTCAAACTGAGTGGTACAACTCTGGTTACTCTCACCTACGGCGGTGGCGGTGTAGCTCCAACGATAAGCGCAAACAACTGGAAATTCTGCCAACTGAACGGTGTGGCGATGTTTTGGCAACGTGGGTACGATCCGCTAATTTATGATCCTGCTGTATCGGCAACCACGTTTCGGCGTTTGAACGAGAAAGCAGGAACTGCTGGAACCGTGTATCAGTGCAACGAGGCGACCGCAGCTTATGGCCGTGTATGGGCGGCTGATACAACGGCGGATAAGCAAACGGTTGTATTCAGTGACTTGCTAGCTCCGCACGTCTGGACTGGCGGCACATCTGGATCGCTGAATGTCGGGCAAGTATGGCCGTCTGGTGGTGATGAGATTGTCGCATTGGCGTCGCATAACAATTTTCTGTTCATTTTTGGACGATTTCAAATACTGATCTATTCTGGAGCAGGAACACCATCAACGATGGCGTTACAAGACTCAATTGTAGGCATTGGCTGTATTGCAAGGGATTCCGTACAGAACGCAGGCGATGATGTTGTGTTCCTGTCTGATAGCGGGGTTCGGTCGCTGCTGCGGACGATCCAGGAGAAGTCATCCCCTATCCGCAAGTTAAGCCAGAACGTGCAGGTCGACATGATGGGTGCGGTTGATCTGGAAAATACAGACAACATAAAGGCTGTATACAGTGCTGCCAATAATTTCTACCTGATAACGCTTCCGGCAACGGCTGTTACCTATTGCTTCGATATGCGCTCAGTTCTTGAGAATGGCGCAGCAAGAACTTCAACGTGGTCACTAGTAGCAAAGTCGTTCTACGAGACAAAGGACCGTGTTTTGTACATGGGGAATGCCGGGTATCTTGGCGACCATACTGGATACTACGACGATGCTTCTGTGTATCGCATGTCGTACTACACCACATGGATTGATTTCGGGAATCCGCTTCAGACTTCGATTCTGAAAAAAGTGCTTGTAACTCTGATTGGATTGTCAAACCAAACTGTCGTGTTTAAGTGGGGCTACGACTACAATTCCGCTCAGTTCTCGCAGACATCAACGCTTGCAGGAGTATCGAATCCTTCTGAGTACGGTACGGCTGAATATGGAATATCCGAGTATTCTGGAAACGTAGCAATCAATGTAATGTCGGTTCAAGGGAGTTCTTCTGGACGAGTTCTACAGTTCGGACTTGAGGCGCAAGTAGGCGGGTATCAGATCGCTATTCAGCGGATTGACCTATTCACGAAGGATGGAAGACTATGAGTGACTACATCAAAATCACAAACTACGCAGCAAAGGATGCGCTTCTTACTGGCAATCCATCAAAGCTAGTCAAAGGAACAGAGAT